TTCGTCCATTTTTTCCTCCAAAGTGTTTATTGTTTTAGATTTGATTTTGCTTTCCGCTTCGTCAACAACCAGCGCAGGCGACTCACCGTCCTCTGCCTCGCTCTCCGTGCCAACTTCAGCTTTCAGCTCAACAACCGCGAATTGATTCGCGGGCTGTCTCCAGTCGTTAGTGTCGAACAGGGCAAGCTCACCGACCGCCCAGTTCTCAATGACGCCGTCATGCCGCGCTCGTACCAGGTGGCTTACCGCCCCACTTGATGCCTTCACGCTCTCAATGGGCGCGTCCATGATCCGCCTCGCGAGAGGTTCGTCCGCGTCAAGCGCGATATCGAACCAGTGCCCGCGCTCGTCTGATTTCACGAACGTGGCTTCCCCGATCAAAACAGGTGGCATCTGCACCTCGCCTGGATCGTCTGGACCGTAGCCGTGGTAATAGGTCACAGGCCGTTTATCCCCAATTTGAAGCGCGATATCCGTGTCAGCCGTGAAGCACTCACCGTCACTGTCCCGCCCTTCGATATGCCCGCCAAACGGAACACCAAGCACCGACCAATTCATCGCCGTGTACTCAGCCGTCCCCTTCAGCCGCTTAGCTGCGTCCTGCCTTGTTGGGATGTCACGATCCCCGTCAATTTTGATTTTTAATCTGTATTTTTCAGACACCTTCCACCTCTTTGTTTAGTGCGTTTGTTATATTTGCGATGATCTCCGGTTTCTTGAGGTCAAGCGCGCCCTTCTCGGTCACCCACCCGCTCCACTTGTGGCGGGTGACTTGCGCGTCCTGCCCTTGAACCAGGTCGGCGTAGCTCATGTTGTTACTGACCGTCACGGAGAAACCATCCAGCCCCTGACTGACCGCCCAACTGTTCGCGAGTTTCCGCGTCCGCTTGTACGGCACGGATATCATCCCGTGATTGAGACGGTAGAAAAATCCGCGCCTCACACGATCGTCTGTCTTAATCAGCGGATTGGGCGAGTAAACTTTCGATGGATACTTGCGCAAATAGCGAACGAGCATCGTGCCTTGTTGCGCGATAACAGCCCGCACGCGGTTCATCTGTGCGACTCTCGTCAGCTTCGCGACCAACTCGTCCGCCCCTTCAATCGTGATCGAGTAAGCCATCAGACCGCCCCCTCTTTGACGAAATCCCAGCCGACACCGCACCTGCAGCGCGGATGAGCCGGCGGATATTCGCCGTTCGTGATTGGCTTCTCGTTGCGCGGACCGCAGATCGGGCAAACAAGATCATCGTTTGCCGTCATCCAGATCGGCGTCATCTTTAATCCTGATTCGCGCTCCAACTGTTCCACGAAGGCGCGTTCACCCTCCACCACCGCGCGGGTCGTTTCGGTCACGGCAATCATTTCCGCCCTGACCGGAGAGTAGAACATCGCCAGCCGGTCTCTGATCTCGCGGATCGTGAGAGCCTGCTCAAATCCTTCCGCAATGATCTCTCCGACGCCTGGGTAGTGGTTAAACAGATCTGTCGCAGCCTGATGCCGCGCGCTCCAAAGCTGTTTCATCATGTCAAAAGTGTGAGCGCGTGCCCACTCAGACGCGTGGCGGTTCACTTCGTCCACATCCACGCCGATGCCGATGTTTAGCATCAGCTCCGTTGCCTGCGAAACAAAGGCGTCTAACAGGATCGGTTCTACCTCACGCTGAAGCTGCCGCCAGCCGTTTTCCCAATATTCCGGCGGAACGTTCTCAAGACGCGGTGGGTCGCCAAGATGCCCGAGCAGCTTTTCAAGCTCTGCGTTCAGCCCTCTGCCAACGACACGCGCTAACTTGCGTTCGATTTCGTCTCGGTCTGTCATGGGTAATTCCTCCAGGCGATCGCACTCTCAAACACCTGTTTCACGCCGTCAATGGTTTTCACTTCCTCCAGAGCTCCTTCAATCGCGGCTTTTAGGGTCGGTTCGATGACGGAGCTTTCAAATTTACGGATTTCTTTTCCCTCCTTGACGCGCTTCTCTGCCATGCGCTGCCAACGGCGCAACTCCTCAATGTCACTGGACTGTTCGTTGCGTTCGCTAATCTCTGCTTGATGCGAGGCGAGCTGCGCGGATTGCTCGTCGGTCAATTCGTAGCCTGCCAAGTCAAGTGCAAGCTCAATCGGCAAGCCAGACTGCTTGAACTTGCGCAACAGGTCAGCTCTTTCATTCTCATCTTCCTGGAACAAATCCATTTCGTTGAAGCGGAATTCAATCCGCAAGCCGTCACGCCAAAGCAGTTGTTCATTGAGGACACCCTCAAACTTGTGCGCTCTCGGCTTGATCACGTCTTCATAGAAACTAAGCCTATCTTCCTGGGCGGTTGCGTAGTTAGCCGCCTCGCTGTCCAACATCGTCTTCCTAATACCGAACGCCAGGGCGACATTGTCTTTTGCGATTGCGCTTAATTCTGGGAATGCCAGGTCTTTCATTGGCGGAGTCAATGTTGTTGGAGTAATAGAACCAGCTCGCACGCCCAGCACGCGAAACGCGTTGCGGATTGTTGTCACAGACCGTCTGAACCAAGTCTGAATCCTATCGATTTCGCCCTTGTCGGCAGAATCAATTCCAAGCAGCGTCACCGGCATTGCTCCGCCCTCAAAATACATTTCAGGGAATTTGCTTAATGCGTATAAGAGCTTCACATCCACGTTGCTTGCCTTGCCAGCCCCAACACCAGGGAGAACGTCCTGACTTGGGTCGAATTCCGCAAAGTAGACCATTTCAAACTTGCCGTCTGTGAGGTTGTTCTGCCAGGTTGCCCCGCTGGAATTCTGTTTGAAGTCGATAACGCCTTTTTCGTACTTGACGCTCATGTCAAACGGATTGCGGTATCGCAAATCTTTTCTAAAACCTGATTTATTCGTTATTATTTCCCCGAAAGCGGCTCCGGAAAGCAGCAGTGACGCCTCCCACTTCCAAAGCAAACTCGCAAGCGGAGTCGGATATGGCCACTCGACCTCGTCCTCTTTCCCTCGAATAATAGCAACCGGCGCGCTCGAAAGCGCGTCACACCGGAGCTGGACAACGCGGTACAAAACCGGAACGATTTTGTAAAGCGATGCCAGCGAATCTGGGACTCCATCTGCAGTCAGCATGTCCACCCAGCCTGGTACGTTTGTTATTGCCTTGAAGTTTTTTGCTCCGCTTAATCGATCCATAAAATCACTCCAGCCCTGTTCAACGCATTCCACCCGATCGCGAGGCTCATCACGCAGTCGTCGTGCATTCCGGCGGGCGCGCTGTAGGAGAACGTCCCGCTCGCGTTGCGCTTGCCTTCAAAACTCAAAAGTTCACCAATCAAAACTTGGTCATTCGGAATGCCGATCTCACTGTTTTCAAACGCCGCCTGCAGGTCTTGAATGGCAACCTGTTTAGACGCCGCGGTGGTCAGGAAAGAAACGATGTGCAGCCCGCGCGCTCTCAGATGGTCTATGACGGACTGCCCTATCGAGTTCGACTCAATCGTCATACTGCTCAAGCCCCAGCGGCGATAGGCTGCCTCAAGCCTTTGTTCCAACACCGGATAGTCCACCCTGTTGAAGCGATCAATGTGAACCGCCCGCTTTGCCTCGTCGTCCCAAATCGTGACAACTGTGTAGTCCACGCTTGATGCAACGTCCACGCTTGCCGAATACTGCCTGCCATTTTCCGGCTCATCAAGCGCGAACCCAAACACCGCGTCACGCACTCGGCGGAAGACGCTGCCTTGATCATCGGTGAATTCCGCCAGATACTCCTGCCGGAACGTTATCTCCGGCATGTCGCCTTTGGCTGCCTCGATTTCAGCAGGGTCGATGTAGGGATTAGATGAGGTCGGAAACGTCCACGCCTGCCATCCCTCATCACCCCGCAATCCGGCTTGATACCGATCCCAAAACCAGTTCCGCCCTTTCGGAGTGGAGATCAGGATCGCTTTGCCTTTTTTGTCAGACAGAGACGGGCGCAAAACTGCCCAAGCCTCCTTGTTCACGAACGCGGCTTCGTCTACGACAACCAGATCAAGCCCTTCACCGCGCAGATTGTCGACATTGTCAGCAGAGCGGATTTCTATCATCCCGCCGCCTGGCATCACCACCAGCTTGTCGGACAGCCTCACTGCCGCGTCCGGAATTGCGTTTGACATTCGCATGATAGGCAGCCAGCCCACGTTGCTCGTTTTGTACGTTGGCGCGACCCACCACGCATGCCCGCCGTTAATGGCGACACTGAGCGCTTCGTTCACAGACAGGCGCGTCTTGCCCCACCGCCTCCCAGCGGCAAGCACCTTGAACCGCGCTGGAGAGTTGTGTACCTCAAGCTGCCCTGGATGCAAATCGGCTGCGATCTCAACTTCAGCTAACATCGCGCTCCCCATCCCATCTGATCGTTATTTTCACGGGCGCACCGTCTGCGCCGGTTAACTCCGTGCGCATAGGTTTATCCAAGCCAAGTAACTTAGCGCGCCGGTCTTTTATCTTTAGGATGAGGTCGTAGCGTTTTTCGCGCCACGCCTGTTTTTCCAGCTCATCCAAGTCCGCAAGTTCGCTCGCTATCCACTCGTCGATACTCTCGGTCGCTTTTTGTTTCCACTCTGCGCGGATGATCTGAACATCTCGGCTAATTGTGCCGTGAGACACCTCGATAGGCGGGTCAAGTTTCTTGAGATTTTCGCGAATTTGACGCAACGTAAGACCGCGTGCCCGCATTGCTGCGATTGCCTCACGTCTGATGATTATTTCGTCCTTTCGCGGCGTTTTCTCAATCAAAGTCAACTCCTGTGGTCAAGGTTTAGCCTTCCAAAAGCACTGGCTCGCCACCCGTCACATCCACCCATCTCTGGATCGCCACTGCCACGTAAGCCGGACTAATTTCAACCGCGCGGCACTTGCGCCCCAACCGCTCGCAGGCGATGAGGGTCGTGCCGGAGCCGAGAAATAAATCCATAACAATCTCAAGTTCGTCTACCCCGTGTAAAACTGGAATAGAGAACAATTCCACTGGCTTTTGCGCGCCGTGTTCACGCTTTGAACTTTCTCTGCCAACTCTCCAGATATTTGGAATTCCATTAACTGTTCTTTCTCCGGCTATGTGACCGCCAAGAGTAGAACTTTTTGGTGAATTAGTGAAAAACCAAATAAGTTCATAGCATTGTTGATACATAGCGCCAACACCGCCGTCGCCTTTATCCCAAACGATTAGATTTTTTTCCGATAATCCTATATCAACCCCAGCTTGGCGCAGCGCAAAAGCAGAATGCCAATCACAGCACACATAAATATGTGCAAATGGTTTTGTAAATTCTTTTGCTCTTTTGAATATCTCACGAAAAAACGGCGCCGTCATTTTATCGTCAGTAATTCCAGACACGCCCGTGCTATTTCCAAATAAAGCATAAGGCGGGTCTGTCAATATCATGTCAGCCAACTTTCCGTCAAGTAAACGACTAACTGTTTCTGGATAAGTACAATCGCCGCATATCAGGCGATGCTCGCCGAGTTGCCACAATTGCCCTGTTTCTACGCCCCACTTCTCGCGCAGCTCCTCTGCCTTATCAATCTGCGGCTCAACGTCCTCCGGCGGCTCGTCAGCCCACAAGTCAAGGTCAAGCTCATGCTTATCGAACCCCCAATCGAGTAGATCGTCAAGTTCCCACTCATTCGCGAGGGTGTCGAAGTCCCAGCTACCGGTATTCTTGTTCAGGCGGATGTTAAGCTCCTCGACCTCACGCTCCGTTAGCTCGCGGTCGGGAATCCAGCACTCGCATTCCTTTACGCCGGTCGCTTCGAGAACGTGCTTGCGTTGGTGACCGCCGATGATAGTGTTGGCAGAATCAGCGTTCACAATTGGCTTGTCAATCATGCCGAACTTATCCAGCGAAGTCTTGAGTTGCTTGAATTCCTTTTCAGACAGCGAACGCGGATTCTTGTAGTAATCCGTTAGTTCGTCCAGCCTGAATTGTTTTAGCGTCCAGTTTATCTTTCCCAGATCACCCTCGTTTTCACGCACAACCGCGACCACGTCCACAAACACTCACGCCCACCGTAGAAGTCAGTCATCATCGCCGTTGCCGTTCATTGCGTCAAGCCGTTCCGTGAGCTCTTTCACCTGCTTTTCGAGCTCACGGAT